GGGGTATATATATTTTCGTTTAAACAGTTGCGAACGTTCTCATTATCGTTTAAACTCACATCGTCTTGGACACGCAGACGTTAAAGCGAAGTGGGCCTAGGTGGAATCCCTAGGACTTTGTTTCACATATATATGGGAAACAGTAACAGGATGATTAGCGTTTAAACATGACCAAGCATCGGCAGTTAGTACTGGACTTCATACGTGCCTACATCAGGTTGCACGGAGTGCCTCCATCTTATGAAGTTATTGCTAGAGGGCTTGGCTTGAGTTCCAAATCAAATGTTCATCGGATCGTCCACCGGTTAAAGGAGGATGGCCATCTGACTATCCGGCCTTATAAGTTCCATTCCATCCGGCTTGTAGATAAGTCTGTTAAAGAAATGGCTGCGTTATGAGCCTACTGACCCGCAAAGAAATCGAAGCCTATCTAACGTTCGCCGATACTGCACCCCCCGCAGAAAGAGCCAAGGTTCAAAAGCTCCTAGAGTTTGATCGGGTTGAGAGATGCAAAGAATCCTATTTGTTCTTTGTCCAGCAGATGTGGCCTATCTTCATCTCTGGTAAACACCATGCAATCATGGCCGATGCCTTTGAAAGGGTCGCTAGGGGCGACCTTAAGAGGTTAATCATCAACATGCCTCCTAGGCATACCAAGTCTGAGTTTGCTTCTTACCTGCTCCCGTCATGGTTCTTGGGTAAGTTTCCTGAAAAGAAAATCATTCAGACTGCACACACCGCAGAATTGGCTACAGGGTTTGGACGAAAGGTTAGGAATCTTGTCTCTTCAGAGAACTATCAAAAGGTATTTGATACAAAGCTATCAAGTGATTCAAAGGCCGCAGGTCGCTGGAACACTCATCTGGGTGGCGATTACTTCGCTATCGGTGTTGGCGGCGCTGTTACAGGTAAGGGCGCTGATCTCTTAATCATTGACGACCCGCATTCGGAGCAGGAAGCCAAGCAAGGCAACCCTGCGGTGTTTGATAATGTCTATGAGTGGTTCACATCTGGCCCTCGCCAGCGTTTACAGCCCGGCGGAGCCATCATTATTGTGATGACTCGCTGGTCAAAGCGTGATTTGACCGGCCAGATCCTCAAAAACGCAGGAAAAGATGGCGTAGATCAGTGGGAAATCATCGATTTTCCGGCAATCATGCCCTCTGGAACGCCACTTTGGCCTGCTTTTTGGTCAAAAACAGCGTTAGAAGCCCTAAAAGCAGAGCTTCCAGTCGCTAAATGGGAAGCCCAGTACCAACAGAACCCCACATCCGAAGAAGGCGCGATCATTAAGCGGGAACAATGGTCGATCTGGGAGAAAGATACACCCCCGCAGTGCGAATACATCATCCAATCTTGGGATACAGCCTTTGAAAAGAACAACCGCGCTGACTATTCCGCCTGTACGACATGGGGTGTCTTCCAACACGCCAATAAACAAGGCGACATGAGGCCAAACATCATCCTTCTTGATGCGTTTAAACAACGTATGGAGTTTCCAGAGCTTAAGAAGATGGCTTTGGAACTGTGGAAGGAATGGGAGCCAGATACATTGATCGTGGAGAAGCGTGCAGCAGGTGCTCCGCTCATCTATGAGATGCGAAAGATGGGCATCCCGCTTTCTGAGTTTACACCGGGCAAAGGAAACGATAAGATCTCGCGTGTAAACGCAATCTCCGATCTGTTTGCTTCAGGTGTTGTCTGGTGTCCAGAGACTCGTTGGGCTGAAGAAGTGATGGATGAACTGGCTTCCTTCCCCAACGGCGATCATGATGACCTTGTTGACTCTTCAAGCCAAGCTCTGATGAGATTCCGTCAAGGCGGGTTCATTTCCATCGACTCCGATGAGCCAGATGAGCCTGTATATCGCAGACGCATGGAATATTATTAAGGACTCACATGAGTATCGACAAAGCAGTCAACCAAGCCCCTATGGGTCTTTCAGACCTCCTCAATGACATTGGCGTGGACGTTGAATTAGACGAACCCATGGTTGTTGAAGAGGAAAGCGTTGAGATCATCCTAGAGCCGGAATCAGAATATGACAGCGATTTTGATGACAACCTCGCAGAAATCCTTGATGAAGGCGCTCTAGGCAAGATTGCATCAGAACTCGTAGAACTGGTCGAAGCCGACATTGCCTCCCGTAAAGACTGGGCAGAAAGCTTTGTCAAAGGCTTGGAAGTCCTAGGAGTTAATTATGAGGAGCGCACGGAGCCATGGAATGGAGCCTGCGGAGTCTACTCTACGGTTCTTACAGAGGCTGCAATTCGGTTCCAATCCGAGTCCATCATGGAAACCTTCCCTGCCGCTGGCCCTGTTAAGACAGAGATCATCGGTGCGATTGATAGACTGAAAGAAGAAGCAGCCGAGCGTGTGCAGGCTGACATGAACTTTAAGCTTACAGAAGAGATGCCTGAGTACCGCCCAGAGCACGAGCGGATGCTCTACTCCTTAGGTCTGTCCGGCGCAGCATTCAAGAAGGTCTACTACGACCCAGCCATGGAGCGTCAGGTTGCAGTGTTTATTCCTGCCGAAGACATGATTGTCCCCTACGGTGCTTCTAATCTCCAGAACGCAGAACGTGTGACCCATGTAATGCGTAAGACCAAGAATGAAATGCGTCGCCTACAGGTTAGTGGGTTCTATCGGGATATAGACCTAGGTGAGCCTGTCCAGCATCTCTCAGACATTGAGAAGAAGAAAGCTGACCAACAAGGCTACAAAGCCACAGATGACGACCGCTTTCAGCTTCTGGAAGTCCACGTATATTGGGACTTAGAAGGGTTTGAAGATGAAGATTCAGACGGAGAAGAGACAGGTATTGGCTTGCCTTATGTTGTCACAATTGATCGTGGAACTAACAAAGTTCTTGCTATACGTCGTAACTGGCTAGAAGACGATGCGAAGAAGACCAAGCGCCAGCATTTCGTAGACTACTGCTACATCCCCGGCTTTGGTTTCTATGGAATGGGCCTGATCCACATCATTGGTGGATACGCCCGTGCAGGCACATCCTTGATCCGTCAACTGGTGGACGCAGGTACGTTGGCCAACCTTCCGGGCGGCTTGAAAGCCCGTGGTGCTCGTATCAAAGGCGACGATACCCCCATCCAGCCCGGTGAGTTCAGGGATGTGGATGTACCAAGCGGTGTGATCAAAGATAACATCATGATGCTGCCCTACAAAGAGCCAAGCGGCACTTTGTTAACCCTGCTTGATAGGATCACAGAAGAAGGCCGCCGTCTGGGTTCTATCTCAGATATGAAGATCTCTGACATGAGCGCTAACGCGCCCGTCGGTACAACTTTAGCGTTACTTGAGCGAACATTGAAGACCATGGGAGCAGTCCAAGCCCGTGTTCATTATTCAATGAAGCAAGAGTTTAAACTCCTCAAAGGGATCATTCGGGACTACTCGCCCGCAGAGTATGAGTACGACCCACAAGGCAACGACCGCCTTGTTAAACAGTCTGACTACGACCTAGTTGAGGTCATCCCTGTATCAGATCCCAACAGTTCAACAATGGCTCAAAGGATCATGCAGTATCAGGCTGTGATCCAGTTGGCTCAGGGTGCTCCCCAGATCTATGACCTACCATTGCTGCACCGCCAGATGATTGACGTTCTAGGTGTCAAGAACGCAGAGAAACTGATCCCCGGCGCAGATGATCAAACGCCTAAGGATCCGATCAGCGAGAACATGGCATTCCTTAACGGAAAGCCTACCAAAGCATTCATCTATCAAGATCAGGAAGCTCATATTGCAGCGCACACTGCGTTCATGCAGGATCCAATGATTGCAGCCCAGATCGGCCAGAACCCAATGGCTCAGAAGATCCAAGCCGCAACCATGGCTCACATTGCAGAGCACTTGGCATTCTTGTACCGCAAGAAGGTCGAGGAGCAGGTCGGTGTGCCTCTGCCCGCTCCAGACTCCAAACTGCCAGAAGACATCGAAGTCCAGTTGTCTCGTCTGGTTGCTCAAGGCTCCGCCCAGTTGCTACAGCTTAACCAAGCTAACCAGCAACAACAGCAAGCCCAGCAGCAGGCACAAGATCCGCTCGTCCAGATGCAACAAGCTGAACTCCAGCTTAAGGGTCAGGCAGAGCAGACTAAGGCGCAGAAGATTGCCGCCGACATTGAACTTGGTAAAGCCAAACTGGAACTTGAGAACAAGCGGATCGACACGCAGGCTCAACTCGACATGGCTCGTATGCAAGCTCAGGAAAAACAAAACAACCAAAAGGTGCAAGTTGACCTGTTTAAACGAGGTAGTTAATCATGGATGGAGATCAGGCTTTTAAATATCTTTTATCTGATCTTCGTGAGAAGGAGAAAACCCTTCTCGAAAGTCTTGGGGGCGGGGCGGCTAATGACTACCCAGCCTATCGAGAGATGTGCGGCCAAATTCGGGGTCTACTGTACGCACAGACTTTAATTGTTGACCTTGTTCGAAAACTTGAAAGATATGAAGATGACTGAATACGATGTCAGTGCAGTTGATTTGTCGGGCGTGCTCAACAAATCTAACGAGGAGAAGGCAAAGCAAGTGCCCGATCCCTCAACATATCACCTCCTTTGTATGCTTCCGAGAGCAGAAGAAGAGATGGGTGATAGCGGAATCTTGAAATCCGCAACCATGATGCACCACGAAGAGATTCTTTCTCCCGTGTTATTTGTGGCAAAAATCGGCCCAGATGCGTTTAAAGACGAGAAACGATTCCCGTCAGGAGCGTCATGCAAGGTCGGAGACTTCATCATTACCCGCCCTAACAGCGGTACAAGGATGAAGATTCATGGTACTGAGTGGCGTTTGATCAACGACGACAGCGTAGAAGCGGTAGTCCAAGATCCTCGCGGCATTCAACGTCCTTACTAAGGAGAAACCATGGCTGAACCAGAAAAAACCGAATTTGAGTTTCCCGATGAAATCGAGGAAAAACAGAGCCGTTTGGGCAGTAAGGTTGTAGAACCTGAGCCCCAAGACGAACCTGAGATAGAGGTTGTCGATGACACACCGGATGAAGACCGGGGCAGAAAGCCCATGGAAACTCCTCCGCAAGAGCCAACCGATGAGGAATTAGCGGCTTATTCTCAGAAAGATCGCAACAAACTTCGTGAATTTACCAAGGGTTATCACGACGAACGCAGGGCTAAAGAGTCTGCGATACGCGAGAAAGAGGAAGCAATTCGCATTGCTCAGGCAGTTTATGAAGAAAATCAGAAACTGAAGAACAACGTACACACCAGTCAAAGCGCTCTACTGGAGCAAGCTAAGAGGGTTGTTGCACAAGAGGTTAATGATGCCAAGAGCCGGTACAAAGCTGCATACGAGTCAGGCGACGCAGATGCTTTAGTACAGGCTCAGGAAGACTTGACCACCGCAAAGATGAAAGCGGAGCGTGTAAACAATTTTAAGCCTGCCCCTTTACAAGAGGAAAAAACTGTTGTACAACCCGAATATCAGCAAGCGCCCCGCGTTGATACCAAAGCTGTTGAATGGCAAAAAACCAATAAATGGTTTGGTACTGACAAGGAAATGACCGGATTCGCTCTGGCGGTGCATGAAAAGCTGGTTAACGATGAGGGCATGGATCCTCAGAGTGACGAATACTACAGGCGCATCAACGGTAGATTGCGCCAAGTGTTCCCAGATAAGTTTGAATCTGCGGAACCCGCTGATACGACGCAGCGTAGGAAATCAAACGTTGTTGCTTCTGCGACACGCAGCGTGGCCCCTAAAAAGATCACATTGTCTGCCTCAGAAGTGGCTATTGCCAAGCGGCTAGGCCTTCCTTTGGAACGCTATGCTCGTGAGGTCGCAATATTGAGAAGGAATGAAAATGGCTGAACAAATTCGTGAAAAAAGAGCTACAGAGTCCCGTGCAAGTTTTGAGCGTCCTTCGAAATGGATGCCCGCTTCGTTGCTACCAGATCCCGAACCAGAAGCTGGTTGGGCATTCAGGTGGATTCGCCTTGCTAATTTAAACAATCCTGATCCGTCAAACATTTCTTCAAAATTACGCGAAGGATGGGAGCCTGTTAAATCCGCAGATCAACCCAAACTCCAACTGTTGAGCAACCCTAACGGGCGCTTTCCAGATGGAATTGAAATTGGTGGACTGTTGCTTTGCAAGACCCCTTCTGAGTTTGTTGAACAGCGGAACGCCCACTATCAGAAGATTTCTGACGGGCAGATGCAGTCAGTAGACAACACCTACATGCGCGAAAGCCATCCTAAGATGCCTTTGTTCAAAGAACGAAGCTCTGAGGTAACTTTCGGAAGACGGTAATTAAATTTTTTTGGAGACTTAAATGTCAACTACCAATGCTCCCTATGGGCTACGTCCCATCAATCGTAACGACGGCATGCCTTATGCTGGCGCTACGAGTCAGTATCTGATTGACCCAGCAGGTCTTAATTCCAACTTGTTTTATGGACAAGCTGTTCTTATCAATGCTAACGGTTATATCGCTTTGTGTACCGCCGATGGCTCAGATTTAACTACCAATAACCTTGGTGGTTCTAGTCTTGGTGCTTGGGGCGTTTTTGTTGGTGCATCTTACATCAACGCACAAGGTCAGCAGATTTACGGTCAGTACTACCCCTCCGGCACAACCGGCGTGGTAACTGCATACGTTATCACTGACCCTAACGTGACTTTCCAAGCTCAATTGGATGGCCAAGTTACTCAAGCCGCTCTTGGCGCAAACACCTTCTTTGCTGCTGTTCAGTCTACTTCTACAGGTTCTACCCGTACAGGTAACTCTACCAGCGCCTTGGAAAGCACAGTAGTTACTACTGCCGCTGCGTTTAAGATCATCGGTTTCGCTTCCCCATTGACTGATACTTACACTGAAGTGTTTGTTAAGTTCAATCCCGGCGCTTCCGCTTTCACTAACGCCGTTGGCATCTAAGGAGCTAAATCATGGCTATTTCACGCGCCCATCTTGGATGCAGCCATGCCACCACTTTTCATACCATGCGCTTTAGAAGCAGGAGCCGCAGCGTGGGCTTTCAAAGAAGTAGCAATGCCACCCTTCTTCATGCCGTACTCAGCTTTTTCATGTTTAATCATGGACTTGGGCGCGCCCTTTTTTTCCATAAAAGAAATTTCTTTTTTTGCCATTGCTTTAGATTCAGCCATTTCGCCACCTTTTGAAAATTTACGACCTTTGTCGGCCTCATTAAACTCTTTACCCACAGACTGTGGGACGCCTGCTTTCTTAGCAAACGATGGGTTGTTAGCCACCGCCGCCATGAAATTGTGTTGTTTCTTACTCGTCGATGGCATTTGCAGCCTTAGTACGATTAGTCATTTCACGAACAGTATCAGACTCCCAAATACGAAGGCCGAGGTAAATAATCGTGAACAGCGAAGCCAGAGGCGGAAGCCACGTAACCATAACGCCAACAGTTGTTAATACTGCTGCGCCATCTGCGACTGCTTTAGCTGTGTCATGTTGAGTCATGTTAACAATTCCATGCTCTAAGAGCTTTGTTGATTCGTGAATCCGGATCGTTGGCGGTCTTGGCAGAGGTTAGCTTCTTTTTCATCCCGCCCATCCTCGCACAGAAAGAGTCGCGCCGGGAGCCGCCTTCGGGCTGGGGAGCCTTCAAGTTCATACCTTGCGCTTTCGCGGAGGCCCGACCCTTGGCGTTCAAGCCGCCCTTCTCGGACTTGCCTTCTTTCCTCTGCCATGCTGGACTCTTAGCCATAGTAAATGTTCGCAGAAAGTAAGTTACTCATGCTCAAGTAAATACCGTTTCTTGCAAAAATACCCTCTCCGGGAATTAAAGCAAAATTACCAAACAAGTCAGACGCACCAGTATCGTAACTAGCAAGCCACAAAGATGCGTATGCTGCCGCAGTACCACCAGCAATAGTTCCAGAGTTAATGTCTGTAACTGTAAAAGTGTCTGCGCCTGTGCGTGTAATTGTGTAGTTACCGTTTGTGCCAGATGATCCGCTTGCTGTTGCAAAAGTAAGACCGACCACATCGCCAGTAACTAGTCCGTGTGCGCTCTTGGTAACAGTGACAAGCGTAGCCGCCCTCTCATATGTTGCTGAGACAGGTGCTGTAGCAGTGTCAAAAACGTCCAGCGTTCCAGCCGTAGCTGTGCCGACCATAGAAACAGCTTTTAACCTATTTCGACCCAACACAACAAAACCAGAGTTATTAAGGTGTCCCGATTTAACGTCTGTTTGCATTCCCATAATTAATCTCCTGTTATGAAGGGGCCGAAGCCCCCGTGATTAATTAAGCAGTACGTGTAAAGACGTATGCTGTGGCGCTGGAGAACATGATGGTGAAACGGGCAAGGCCAGTAGCGCCAACGGGAATAGTCAAATCACCGAAGCTACCAGGGGTGTCAGCGGCAGCGCTTGACAAGATACCGTTGGTGGCTACAGCAACAGTCACAGCGCCCGAGCTTGTGCTTGCAGTGTTGTCAATGTACAAGTCCAACACAGTGCCTTTGGTGGCTCCAAGAGCAGCGCCAAGCAAGGTGCCTGTGGGCAACGTGATAACTACCGCAGTGGCTGAAGTTACTGTGATGTAGCCTGTTGCAACTTCTGCTGCGGTGGCTGTGGCGGTAGCATTGATTGCGACTGTTGTGGGGTGATCTTGATCGGTATAAACCAGTGTCGGGCCAAAAGAACTGGTGACTGTAACTGCGCCAGTTGTGGCGTTTGTAGAAATGGTTTGGAAACCGTTTTCAGACCGAACTGGGCCGCTAAATGTGGTATTTGCCATGATGTTTTCCTTACAAGCAAGTTAAGCGTATCAATCTGCTTGTCGTCAGCCGGGACTGTTTGATACGCCGGAGAACCCCGGAATGGTTTAAATATACACGAAATTTACAAAAAGAAAAGGGGGCTTTTGACCCCCTTCTCTTATTTTTTTATCAAGACGAACCGGGTGATCCGAAGATACCCAGAGGATCTGATACGCCGAAGCTATAACGCTCACGGGCCTTGTAACGAACGTTACCAGTGTCGAAGTCACCGTCCATGCTGTTTTGCAGCGGAGTACGGATGAAGTGCTTCAGACCGTTAGGTACGTCAGTCATCAGGAACCATGCGTTGGTATCAGTCAAATAGTGGTTGACTGTATAGCCTTCAGGGATGGAGCCGTTGTTCTTCAATGCGTTGATGTCATTGTCAGCTGTACCGACACGGAGTTCGGTTTCCAACAAACGAGTAGCAACGAACATCAAAGAAGGAGGAACGACCAGCTTCTTAGGCTTGGCAGCGATCAACAAACCGCGTTCATCTGTCCAAGCGGCGATTTGAATAACTGCATTTTCCAATGAAGTTTCATTCAAGTCAGCGCCGGTAGTTGGGCGGTTGCTGTTTGTGCCACCAGAGATCAATGGGTGTGCAGTGCTACACAAGGTAACGCCGTCACCGTAGGTTACGCCAGTGGTGAACGCATTGTTCAACACATAAGCGGCCTTGACCTGCTTGGTATAAGCCATAGCGCGAGCCAATGCTTTGGTGTAGCGGCTGGACAAGCTGTCATACAGGTTGTCTTCCACAGCTTCTTCAGTGATGGAGAAGCCCATTGCAATGGTTTCGTGGTTGTAACGAGCAGTCCATGCTTCTTGCGCATTGTCGTAAGCGATGGCAGAGCCTTCGTTCTTGACAGGTGCAGCAGAGAAACCAGACAGTTTCGTTTCTTCTTCAAAGCTACGCTCAGATGTCTCTGTTTCGTAGATCTCTTTATGCTCTTCGCCGTACTTAGCGTACTCAAGACCGAACAATGCGTTCAATCCGGGGAGCAACTCTTTCAATAGTTGTGCGCGTGAAATAGCCATTTAAGTTACTCCTTAAACACCAGTGGTGTTGTTGTACTGGTGAGTGTTGATTTTCACCAGAAGTTCCACATAAGCGTCAGAACCAGTGGCAGTTGCAGGCACAACATCAATAACCCGAATTGGGATAGTAGATGTAGTGTTTGCGCCAGAGGTAGTAACTCCAAAAGCTGAATCACCAGTTGTGGTGCTGCCAGCATTAATCACCAGCGGCAAGTTAGTACCAACCACAGTGCGACCAGCGGTAGCAATGGTAGTGGTGCCAACAGCAACAACGGCAACTTGGAACAGAGCCATAGGATCATCCACAACGTATGCGTAAGCATAGTTACTGGATGTAGATGCGAGTGCGGGGATGTACTGGCCCTGAACGGTTTGACCGCTAGAGTTGACGTACTGACCGCCCATGCAAACGCCGACAATAGCGCCGGAGTCGGTGGTGGTTGATTTGACCAGATAGCCTGTGCTGTCAATTGCCACGGTATCGCCAAAGAAAATGGCAGTAGCGTAGCTTGCGGCAACAGGAATCTGTCGGAAAGCACCAGCATACGGCTTGCCGTCAATCGAATTGATTGGCTTCAAACCATAGGGCGCTGAGACAGTGGGGTAAGCCATGTTTTAAGCTCCAAAAAAAGATTACATACCTTTGCCAAAAGTCACCTGAGAGCTACGTTCTTTGAACATAGGCATCCGAGGATCGTTCTCGCGCATGAAAGTGTTATCTACTGAGGCCATCTGTGC